CAAGGTCGAGAGCAAGGAAGATATCCGCGATCGACTCAAAACGTCGACAGATCGGGCTGACGCGGTAATCATGGCGTGGATTGATCGGCTGAAGTCGCACCTTCGCAAGACGGCCGAGGCGCATAGCAGCGACATGTACCGCTCGGCTCCGATCCGCGATCCGTTCGAGGAACTTCGATGACCCCGAAGGAAGCCCGCGCCTTCGTCCGCAATGCCTCGGTCTATGTCTGCCAGCCAGGGGACCGGGTTGTCGGGCCGACGGGGCAGGAAATGTACCGCGAGCCGCGCATCGTCGCGTGGGGCTGGAAGGCTGCCGCGCTGATGTGGAGGGGCTCGGCCATCGGCGTTATCGTGTTTCGGCCGGGCGAGCCGACGGCGCTCCGCTACTGCGACCACGAGGGCCGCATCCATGAGGAGCGTATCGAGCCCGCCGGCGAGGAAGCCGAGATGAAGTTCGCGATGCTCCGGATGGCGGAGATCGTTAAGCACTTCCTCGGCGAGCGCCATCCGCTAGCAGAGGCGGCGAGCGCCAACGCCGTGCCGGCGTGACGGTCGAGATCGTCCCGGCAAGGCTCCGAGACCTGACATGGATTGCCACGCACATGCGCCCCGAGGACTGGGCGGAGATCGTGCCGGTCTGTCCCGAGGGTATCGAGTCGTGGGAGATCGCCGGCAGGGCGCTGGCATCGCCCGAGGCATGGGTCGCCCGGTGGAAGGGCCAGCCGGTGGCAGCTCTCGGCGTCCAGCCTCTGGCAGCGACGGTGCTCAATGCCTGGGCCTTCGGCACCAGGTCGATGTGGCGAGCGGTGCCGTCGCTCACCCGCTTCGTGCTCGAGGAGCGGGTGCCGGACTGGGTGCGGGTCGGCATCACACGGGTGGAGGCCCGGTCGATCGTCGGCCACGACCGGGCGCACCGGTGGATGATCGGAATGGGCGCACATCCGACGCCCTGCCGGAGCTTCGGCCGCAATGGTGAAGACTACGTGATGTTCGCATGGCTCGCTGAGGATTTCCGTTGATGGCGAACGCCGCGAAGAAGCAGAGCGCCGCAATGAAGGTGCTTGCCGACCTGGTCGGCGGGACCGGCGCGCTCGGCGACGTGACCAAGAAGCAGCTCGCGCTCCTCTCCGGGCTCGATGTCACGACCCTGCACTACGACGACGCAACGCTGAAGAAGCTCGGGCTGACGACTGAGACGCTCAGCGCCACCGGTTTCAAGGATTTGAAGAAATCGCTGATGAGCGCATCGGCTGGCGGCATCAGCCGGGCCGAACTCAAGACGTTTCTCACCGGGGCGCGCGGAACGCTGAAGACCGAGGCCAAGGCGCGGCAGCAGGCGAAGATCGATGCTCAGCTCCTGAAGCTGCAATCGCAACTCCCCGGCGTTGGTGATGTGAGCGTCCGCGGAATGCTTTTCAACACGATGGCGGCTGCCGAGGCGAGGCGCCGTGTTACGGCGGCGACCGGTGTCCGTGGCGGCATTGCCACCTCGCTTCGCGGCGACCTCAACTATGGCCGCAACCTGAGCCGAGCAACGGTGCTGGGGGCCTGATGGCGATCGTCACCGACCTTCTCGACGAGCTGCAGCGGAAGCGGACCGACCGCGCGCCGTGGGAGCAGCACTGGCTGGACATTGCCCGCTACGTGCTCCCCGATGTCGAGCGCTTCGATCGCATGTTCGCGTCGAGCGAGAAGGTCACCACGGCGATCAACACGGTGGTTAGCGAGCCGGTTGCCGCCCGCCGTGGGCGCGACCTCTACGACATGACGTCGCTTTGGGCGGTCGAGCGCGGAGCCGCCGGCACGCTGGCGTTAGTGACGCCGCAGACCGGAACCTGGCACGACCTGACGACCGACGATCCGTTCGGCGGAGAGCCGAGCGACGAGGAGCGGCGCTTCTATGAGGCGTTGCGTAACTACCTGTTCACCGTGCGGTCCAATCCGCGTTCCGGCTTCTGGGCCTCGCACAAGGCGTCGCTGCGCTGCATGTGGGGCTTCGGCACGTCGGTCATCTTCATCGGCGATGCGGTGTCGCGCGGCGTCTCGGCGCCGATCAGCTATGCCTATGTGCCGATCAGCGAGAACCACCTCGGGACCAATTTCGAGGGTGTGGTCGACACCAATTACCGGCTGTTCACCCGCTCGGCCCGCCAGTGCGTCGAGCGATGGGGGGCGGCGTGTTCGGCGAAGACGCAGGAGATGGCGTCCGACCCGAAGAAGCGCGATCAGCTCGTGACGATCCTGCATGCCGTGGCGCCGCGCGCGGAGGCCGGAAGCTACGGCAATACGGTGCGCAACAGCCCGTTCATGTCGTGCTACGTCGAGGTCGAGGAGAAGAAGCTGATCGGCGAGTCCGGCTTCTTCGAGTTCCCGTTCCGCGTCGATCACTGGCAGCGGAACACGACGCAGCCCTATGCCGAGGGGCCGGTCGCCGTCGCCATCGCCGACATCAAGTCGCTCAACATCATGGCGAAGGCGGAGCTGACGAGCACGCAACAGGCCGTCTCGCCGCCAATCGCGACGCCGCCGGAGACGCTCGGCCAGCGGCTCGACCTGAACCCGCGGGCGGTCAACCCCGGCTTCGTCAACGCGCGCGGCCAGTTGCTGGCCCAGCCGATCCTGACGGCGCGTCCCGACTTTGCCCAGGCGGTACTGGAGGTTCGCCGGCAGCAGCTGCGGACGACGCTCTACATCGACCTGTGGACGACGATCATCGATTCGCAGCGGGAGCAGACCGCCTACGAGGTGTCGATCAAGAACCAGGAGCGGGCCGACATGATCGGTCCGGTCGGGACGTCGCTGCAGGCCGGACTGTCGTTCCAGATCGACCGCGAGATCGGCATCCTCAATCGCCTCGGCGCCTTCATGCTGGGCTCGCCGCTTGAGGCGCCCGAAAGCCTCCAGGGCAAGGACATCGGCGTCCGCTTCACCTCGCCGCTCGACCGGGCGCGCAAGCTCGGCGAGCTGCAGGGCGTCCAGCAACTCTTCGTCTTCGCGCAGGCGCTGGCCGAATCCGGCAGCTCGGAGGTTCTCGACAAGCTCGACGCCGACGAGGCGATCGACTTCGCACAGGAAGTGCTCGGTGCACCACGGCGGGTCATGGTGCCCGAGGATGTTCTTGCCACACGCCGGCAGGCACGTTCCGAGGCGGCCCAGAAGCAGGGCGCGCTGCAGGATGCGGCCCAGTCCGGCATGGCGGCGCAGGAAGCGGCCGCCGGCGCCGAGGCGCTTGCCGCCTCGCCGGCCGCGCAGGAGGTGCTGAAGCGCATCGGAGGCGTGGCGTGAGCGAGGTCGTGAGCCTGCGGGGCGATCCAATTGCACAGCCTGGTTGCCCGGACGCGGACGTGATCGCCGAGATCGAGGCGCTTCTCGTTAAGGCGCGTGCCGGCGAAGTGATCGGCATCACCTATGCCGTCGTCCATTCCGACGGGGCCGTCGGCAATCGGTTCGTCGGACGCGTGAGCCGTTCGCAGGTTGGCGGTCTGTTCGCGGCGATGAGCCGGATCAGCCGGGTGCTGGACAAAGCCTGATGCAGACGCTCTCGCAGACCAACGCGCCGGACAAGGATCTCCGGCGGGCGCAGGCCTATGCCGCGGTCTTCGGCGGCAATGCGACGCGTGAAGATGTGGAGATCGTCCTCACCGACCTTGCGGCCTATTCGGGCTTCTACCAGCCGCAGGCGCCGGACCTGGGCAACGCGACGCGGCACTACATGGCCGGCCGGGCGAGCATCTTCGCCTGGATCGCGTCGAACGCCGCCGCAGGCGGCATGACGGACATCGGAGCGCTGCATTTCGCGGTGCTGAAGGAGATCGCGGCCGAAGCAATGGCCACGTAGCGCGCCGGCCGCCAGCCGGCACCCAACGAGGATTGAACATGACGGACACCAACGGGTCCGCTACGGCGATCACGCCGAATGCGGGCACCCCGGCGGCGGCCAACGGCGCGGGCGGAGAAGGGTCTCCCACCGGTGCCGCTGATCCCTTTGCCGGTCTGGACACAGGCACCCGGGAGTGGATCGGAACCGCGGGCATCAAGGACGTGGCGAGCCTCGCCGCGAAAGCCCGCAACGCGGAAAGTCTCATCGGTCAGTCGGTGCGGCTTCCGGGCAAGGATGCGAAGCCCGAGGACGTCGATGCGTTCCTCACCAAGGTTCTCACGCCCTACCGCCCGGAGAAGCCCGAAGGCTACGAGTTCAAGCTCCCCGACGGCGTCCCCGAGGGCATGCCCTACGACAAGGCCTTCTCCGACCGCTTCAAGGCGGCGGCGCACGCGGCAGGCATCCCGACGAAGGCGGCGGCGGCTCTCCACGACTTCTACGTCCAGGAGACCGCGGCGGTGTTCAAGAGCGCAACGGAGGCGACGGCGGCTCAGGTCGCCGAGGCCACCAAGGCTCTGGAGACCGAGTTCGGCGGAGCGAAGGACAGCGACGCCTTCAAGCAGAGTGTCGGCTACGCGGCGAAGTTCATCGGCGAGTTCGGCGGCGATGCCCTGATGAAGGGCCTCACCGATGCCGGCCTCCTCGGCGACGGCGGCGTGGTGCTGAACCCGGCGATCGCCATCGCGTTCGCCAAGGCCGGCAAGCTCCTCTTCAAAGAGGATGGCCTCGTGAACGGCGGCGGTGCTGTCGCTGGCGAGAACCCCTTCGATGGAGAGCTCGACAAGCTGAACCAGACGGCGGTCCACAGGGCGATCAAGACCGATCGTGCCCGGGCCATCCAGCAGATCAAGGCCGCCGGCAAGAAGCTGTCCGACTTCGGTCTGGCCGAGACCGCCTGACCACCTGAGACGACCCGCGTTCCGACCCGTCACCCGGCCCGCTTTCGAGCGGGCCTTTTCGTTGACGAAAAGGAACGTCTTCCATGTCCACCACCCGCCTCTCGGACCTCATCGTCCCCGAGGTGTTCTTCAACTACATGGCGAAGGACACCACGGAGAAGACCGAGCTCTTCCGCTCGGGCATTCTCCGCCCCGATGGCGAGCTTTCCGCCAAGCTTTCCGGCGGCGGCCGCACCTTTAACGTCCCGTTCTGGAAGGACCTCGATAACACCGAGTCTGGCGTTGCGAGCGACGACCCGTCGCTCTATGCGACCGCCGGCGCGATCTCGACCGGCAAGGACATCGCCCGTCGTCAGGTCCGCACCCGTTCGTGGTCCACGGCCGACCTCGGCGCCATTCTCGCCGGCGCCGACCCGATGGCGCGCATCCAGTCGCGCGTTACCGCCTACTGGGACCGCCAGTTCCAGCGCATCCTGACCAACACGCTGACCGGCGTGTTTGCCGACAACGTCGCCAACGACTCGTCGGACATGGTCAACGACATCTCGAACGACAGCTCCGCCACGGCGACGGCTGCCGAGCTGGTGTCGGCCGAGGCGATCATCGACACCGCCCACACCATGGGGGATGCCTCCGACGCCTTCCGCGTCGCGGTCATGCACTCCAACGTCGTGAAGCGGCTGAAGAAGCTGAACCTGATCGACTACATCCCGGACAGCGAGGGGCGGATCAACTTCGCCACCTACCTCGGCTACCGGGTCGTGATCGACGACGGCGTGCGGACGGTCGCCGGCACCAACCGGGTCAAGTACTGGACCTATCTCGTCGGCGAGAACGCCATGGGCTGGGCCGAGGTGCCGGTCGCAACCCCGGTCGAGACCGAACGGGATGCCAGCGCCGGCAACGGCATGGGCATCGAGTACCTGTTCACCCGGCGCCAGTTCGTGATGCATCCCTACGGGATCAAGTTCACGGACTCGTCGGTCTCCGGGCAGTTCCCGACCAACGCCGACCTCGCCACCTCGGGCAACTGGGATCGCGTCTACGCCGAGCGCAAGCAGATCCCCATCGCCGCGCTCGTCACCAACGGCTGATCGCTGGCCCGGCTCGCTCCGGGCCAGTTCACCCCTCTTTCCTGAAAGGACATCACCATGGGTTTCCGCTTTATGGGGGGCACCGGCGAAGACGGTTTCGACCCCAAGGACTGGTACATCCGCGACCTCGACTTCCACCGCTATCTGGCGACGGACTGGGTCATCACCGAGACCGGCTCCGGCACCCGCGCGGTGTCGCAGTCGCCCTTCGGCGTCCTCGTCGTCACCAACGCGGCCGCGGACAACGATGTCAACTCGCTGCAGGAATCGTCCGTCGCCGCCGGCGCCGTCGCCGAACAGTGGAAGTTCGTCGCCGGCAAGCCGCTCTACTTCGGCACCCGCTTCAAGCTGAGCGACGCCACGCAGAGCGACCTCGTCATCGGCCTGCACATCACCGCGACCACGCCGATCGCGTCGGCGCCGACGGACGGCATCTACTTCCGCAAGGATGACGGTGACCGGCTGCTCGACCTCGTCGGCCGCAAGAACTCGGCCGGCTCGGAAGTGGCTGGCGTGCTCGGCACGTCCGGCTACCTCACCGACGACACCTGGACGAAGCTCGAGTTCTACTACGACGGCGTGTCGAGCTGCATCCAGGCGGTCCAGGACGGCGTCGGCTTCGGCTCGATCCCGCTCACGAACGTCGTCGACGACGAGGAGCTGGCGATCTCCTTCGCCGTCCAGAATGGCGAAGCGGTCGCCAAGGTCCTGTCGCTCGACTGGATCAAAGTGGCGGTGCTCCGCTGATGGGCGCCTACACGCTCAAGCGCGCCTTCGCCGGCAAGTTCGTCGTCATGACGGGTGCCGGCGAAGATGCCGAACAGGTCTTCGGGCCTGTGCCGCGCGCGGAAGCATTGGCATGGGTCGCGGAGCGCGAGGGGCCGGCGCCGGCGTCGCCTGTCGCCAGCGGCCCAGGCGAGGAGCCGACGCCCGCTCAACTCCGCGCCTGGAGCCGCAAAGTCGCTACCGATCTCCAGAAGCCCCGCGACGAAGAGGAGGCCGAGCTCCGCGCCGTGCTCCTCAAGCGCCGCTCCGAAGACGAGACCGACTATCTGCTGCGGCAGATGAAGCCGCTCCTCGCCGCCGGCCTCGAAGGTGGGCGACGCGAGCGCCACCGGCCCATGCGGGCGGCCCCCCGGGCCGCCTGATCGCCGGGACGGCCTACGGGCCGTCCCCTCTCTTCATAGCCCCATTCGACAAGGAAAGGATTCCGATCATGGGCCTCTTCGACCGTACTGCCTTCCGCCGCTCGCTGGAGCCGTTCTACGACGACCTCGAAGGCCTGCTTGGCTCGACACTCGGCTTCGCCGGGATGTCGCGCAAGATCTGGTGGGTACATTCCGGCACTGGCGTCAACGACGAGAACCACGGCACCTTCGACGCCCCGTGGGCGAGTATGGACTATGCTAATCAGGCGATTATCGACGATGGCGGTGCTAACCGTGGCGACCTCGTTTTCGTCAAGGCCGGGCACACCGAGACGGTGACCGCAGCGGCCGGACTCGACATGGATGCCGCCGGCGTGACCTGGATTGGCCTCGGCCGCGGTTCCAATCGTCCGACGATCAACTTCACCACCGTCGTCGGCGCCGACATGGACATCGATGCCGCCAACATCGCGATGGTGAACTTCTTGTTCACCGGTGGTATCGATGCGCTTACCGGCCCGATCGACGTCAACGCCGCCGATTTCGCGCTCCTCAACAGCGAGTATCGGGACGTGACCGGCCAGGCGACGGACGTGATCGTTGCTGACGCCAACGCCGATCGCCTGTTGATCGCCGGCTGGTTCCACAATGGTGCGGCTGCTGCCGGCGCCAACTCGGCGATCGCGCTCATCGGCATGGACAACCCGGTGATCCGCGACTTCCGCATCATCGGCAATTTCGCCGTGTCGGCGATTGACTGCCGGACCACGGCCGTGGTCGATCTCGACATCCGGCGCGGTTACATCTGGACCAAGAACGCGGCCGACCTCTGCATCAAGGACACGATCACCGGATCGACCGGACGCATCGGTCCCGACCTCGAGATGATGCTGACCGACAATGCCGCCAACATCACGGAGGCGGTGACCGGTGCGACGTTCCACCTCTTCGATCCGGTCTATGTCTGCAACCTCGCCGGTGAGAAGGCGATGCTGATCAACTGGGTGGCGTCGACCGACGCCTGATCGTGACGGGGCGGAGTTTGGCTCCGCCCCTCCCCTTTCCATAGGAGAGCATCATGGGCGGAAGCCATGTGGACGGTCGGCCGATCCTTTCGGCCGCGATCGAT